TACGGATTTAAACATACAAGTGGATTAAGGTCACACGACCAACCACGACGGATAGATTTACACGTCACTCAGGCAGAACCTGAGCTATTACCATCATCAAAGAGAGGAGGGATCCAAGAAAACTCTTGGGGGAGATCAGAAAAGAAATCGCCGAAGGCGATGTACAAAATGAACCACATGGAACGCTCAACAGCATAATTGACGCTGAAGATCGAATCGACACATGAAGAAGGAACACCACGCCAACCAACGAGAGGATCATTCAAGTCCAAAACGGGACAACAAGAAAAACCGCACCAACGGGGCTTAGAAGGATGCAAATAAATGAGAAGAGCAAGCTCATGGCGACCAACACCGGCAGCATTAACGTAAAAAGATTGGCGATTGTTATTGCTTTCAACGGTGCAAGTGTCAAGAAAGTCCGAATCAATTAAGATAGGAAATACATTGGCGAGGTGTTCGGAAGGTTCAGGCTCAATATCCACAAATGGGACAGAGACGGGAACAATAGGAGAGGCCAAGGAAGTGTTGATATTCAAACTGGTGGACGGCTGCATCAAAGAAGTACCAGCGACTTTTACGGGGGCAGCAGCAACAGAAGTCGCCAACTGTGCGCCAGAACTTCAAGGAGGTGCATTAAATAAGGAATTAGTGAGAACAATGCCACGGATCTTATAGTAAATGCAAATAGTGACAACACCGCTGTAAGCGGAGTCACCTTTTACATAAAAACCAAGTACAGGAGAAAAGGCGTGGACAGGAGAAGGCTTGATCTGGTGAGCAGTGCCTTCAACCCACTTTAGCTCGAAGGTCTGAGAAACAAGGCCTGTTGTGCCTGAAGCGTATGTGAAACGACTGGTGTTACAGAGAACCTGAGCATTGGTGGGCGCGGCAGGAATGTTGCTATCATGAGTAAGACAGCCGGAAACATTCATATTTGGAGTAGTGGGCTCCACAACAAACTTGATTGACTCAATTTCCACGTAGAGGAAATTCTTCACAACATCACGAAACCCGAGAAGGTTGACGATCTCACCCGCCCAACTAACTTGCGTGCTTCCGACAAGAATATTAACACGATGACACCAAGGACCATCTGGATAAGACGATCCTACAAGTGCACTAAAACCGAGGCTTTCAGACGGCAAAACATTTTCCGTGGCGGGAGCAGAAAGGATGGGTACTACGCTGGCCATTCAGTAGAGCGGTGGTCAACAGCGGGGTCAACAGCGTCAGAAAAGTTCACGTGGGGGGCTACGAAAGGATCAACGTCTTGATCAATTGCTTGCGAAGCTTCCGAGTCCAACAAGACAGTCTCTTGATTGATGAAGACATGAGCATCCACTTCAACACGCTGCGTTTTTAGGATACTATTCGAGTAAGCTTGAACGGCCCACGAAGGCATTCCATTAAAAGTGTTGAGCAATTCGTCAAGCCTGTCGAACGGCGCACTACGAAACGTAAGATCATTTCCAGACGGAGTGTCCATCCCCTTAGTCAAAAAGCTCAAATTGAGTCGCCTCCGACGAGTGAAAAACTGAACGAGAAGACTATGAGCGGCACAATCCCTTTCATTCATGTACTGTAGGACCTGATCGCCCAGACGAAAACCAAAGGCAAACTCATACAAATATGAAAGGATGACATCGGAATATTGACCCATCGCAATGCGTGCTCTCAAACGACCCCACTGAAGCAAAGGGTTTTTGAATATGCCAAACGAGTAAATCCTCCAAGAGCAGAACTCGGATTCGTAGCTCCTAATAATCTTGAATTGCAAGGTCATTCGAGGAGCATACAAAACCCAACCCTCACGCTCAACAAGCACACCGTTGATGGCCGAATCATCACCACCAATAAGAGTGGGACGACCGCATATGAAAAAGCGTAAGTTGGTGACCGCAAGGTTTGCAAGAGAGTTGAACAGGAAAGTGAACACCTCTCCCGTGAACCGCATGATGCTGAGATGGCCGTAACGGCTCTGCATATGAGTCTTCAGCCAAACGTAGTAATCGATGTCAGCCTGGGGGATACAGAGACTCTCCATGATGCTAACTTCTTGGTACAAGAAAGAGCCATCCTGGCCTTGATCAAAGGCAGTAAAATCATTTGCCTGACTCATGACTTTGTCATTCCAATACTTCCTAACAAATGCATCCAAATCGGCAGGAGACTTGTTGAGGTAGAGGAAGATATGTGGGGGAAGGAACTCCTGAATCTTGGCGCTAATGTAACGCGCGATCCAACCCATCCGGTGAAAGACATAGTCGTGCGCGGTGATGAGCGTCTGAAGAGGCTTAGAATCGCCAAACATTGTCTCGGCCTTTGCCTTCAACTCACTTTTCGCACTAAAGTCGGAGAAATTCTGCGGCCAATCCGGCTCGGCCCTATCACGAAATGACTGCAGCGCCTTAGCACCTTTAGTCTGGATTCGATTGGTCTCATTGAACAACTTGCACTTCTCGACCAGGACCGGGTCTAGAGGATGCTTCATTCGCAACTGCGGCATAAGTTCGCAGAGAGAGCCAAAAAGAGCAGGCCCCGTAAACTCGCTAGCGCGCAAATAGGCGTCAGCATTCTCATAGGGAGTGGCAAACGTGATCCTCTTCTTCAATCCGGCCCAATAAGCAACACGATCCTTCTTTGACATTTGATGAAAGGGCTGAAGACATTCCATCTCCATATGTTGGATCGAGTGAACTCTTCTATCGAACTCCTCAGAACCCACAAGAAGGCTTTCCACTTCACGAAGACGTTTGATTTTCTCGTTCTGTGCACGATGGTCGAGTCTTCGCCGTGGGATGTCCTCTTTCTGGATCGAATAATCGTTGTCACGATGAGCGCCGTAATTACGCAACTCCTGGTCAAATCGGTCAGGGACCTGACTGTTGAACCATTCAGCCATCTCAACGTCACTAGCGTGAGGAGCATGAGTCCTGGTAAGACACTCAATGACGGGGACGCTTTCAACAACTGGTTCCACGTCACCAACAGGGTCAACATGAGAGTAAAGAGCTTGACTGCCGGGGGCTTGGCCGTCAAAAGCTGTCTCAGCACGACTACCTTGAGAACTACCTCCTGAAGGGACGAAAGACGAGTAAGGAACAACAATCCCACCTTGACCAACCCAGAGTCTGTCCAACTCAAGTCTATCCCAATTGGTGAACATGGAAGGCTCACCCAAAAGACGCCTGAAGGCCCCCACGAAACGGTTATGAGGAGTGGTGAGAGAGAAGGGGTCCAGACCAGAACGAACCCAACTGTGGGACGGCTGATTCCTTATACCCCACAGAGCATTTAAGATTGGATTTGCCCGCATACGAGCTATTGATGAAGCATCCATCGAGAAATCATAGATGATGAAAACGCTCCCCTTAGACCTAGAGAGGGCGGTCCAAAGAGTGCGATTGTCAGCATTCATGATAACAGTGCGATTAATAATGATCTGAATCGCAGGCCAATCACCACCCTGAGACGAATTAAAGGTGGTCGCATTCAAACCACCTAAAGCAACGGCGTCCTGGACACCATTACGACTAGGAACTATAGTCATAATGCCATCTCGTGGACGCTGTAGAAAGCCGAAGCCATCACGCGCATTCTTACTCGTAGTTGGGATGTTGAAGAAAGTGGCCACCTTTTGAGACATCCGACGAGTGCCAACCAGAAAGGCCCTGCAATAACTGGCAAAGTGAGCATCTTCAGTCATAATATTCTCCCTGTCGTTAAGAACGCACTCGTTCGGTTCATGAAATGAAGTCTGCTGGCAGTCGCCAAGCAATACAACGTGAGTGACGAACGGATTCAAGGCAACAAGTAATGCAACATAACCAGGAGGGTATTTGCTGACCTCGTCAAGAATCAGAAAATGACTGCTTGTCTCCAAAGCCGTCTCAAACGTACAACAGAAATGGCTCGGGGTGCCTTTCCCGTCAGCCTTTTTCGCACGCAAATCTATGCTCCTGGACCACTCATCTCTGAGGATCACTGTCGGGCACACAACTGTAAACAAGTGGTCGCGATGCCACTTGTGCTCCTTAAGAACACGCCTGAAAGGGAAAGACTTACCGCAACCGGGGTCTCCCATCACACACAGCAACTTCACAGACCTGCGGGGCTCACGCAAACTACTCTCAGCGCAAGACTCCATCTCCTTTATGTAATCCTCCTTCTTGCTACGCAAAAGGGTACCAGTGCTGCCATCACGCAAAGCCCGAACATACATCTCGGCACGCGGCCACTCCGGGGTCCAATCCTGGAATTTACCAAAGCCAAGAGCAACGATCCTGCGTTCAAGCGGGCCACTCAGGGACGAATCCTCACGAGTGCGCCTAATAGCCTTGAAAACGGGGGTAGGGCGAAAACCAGGCTGACGCTCAGGTACGAAGGCGTAATGGTCACCAGTGTAAGTAAGGACTCTCACCGGCCCTTCCTCCACACCATAATGACGCGGGAAACCGTTAAGAAGAGGCGCAGAGCAATCAAGGACCAAGTTCACGCGATAGTAAAGGCACAACGACTCCAAATGATAGAAAGTCAAAGGGCGATCTCGCGAACTCAAAGCCTCATGAGCGCCAGGGGGAGATATCTCGTGCAATATGTGCCACATTAAAGGAGGATCGGAGCCGACGATAGGTGCCATTGCAGTGAGAAGGCAATCTTCTTTGGTAACGGGTAAAGTCACTTGAATAGGATACGGCCTCCCTAGGAAAACTTCATTGTGGCGTTTACCAATAGTCTGAGGAAAAAGGCGATCCAAGTAACCTGCTGTCGGAAGATGTTTCGGGATAAAGCGTGACTGCCTGGCATAGTAGACGTAAACTTCACCGCTGTAATCACGTCGAACACAAGGGAGGCGAGCGCCACCCGCGGGAGGACACGCATGACAACGCCCGCCACGTCTCCCATCCCAAAGGAAACCGGAGGCGCAACGACTATGAGTATCCCCAAGATGCTGTTGACATCCAAAAACCTTGCAATGCCGTGGCGGACACCACCCGTCAAACACCGATTGAT